CCTATTTACAACAATGGGGTCAACTAATGGGTTCGCCCGTTGGCTTTCCGGTTCTCTGCCTTATCAACCTGGCAGCTACCCGTACAGCCTTCGAACTACAAATGGGAAGGAGATTCAAACTTCGAGATCTTCCTATGGTAGTTAACGGTGATGACATCTTGTTCTCTTGCGAGAATGATGTCATGTACGAGAACTGGAAAAAGATCACCGCTTTCTGCGGTTTGAAGTTTTCCCTGGGTAAGAACTACACCTCGAAGAGATTCTTGGTGATAAATTCCGAGCTCTACCGCGTAGGCCGGAGATCTGTGATGAAAGTCCCAATCTTGAATTACCGATTGGTACTCGGAGGAACGAGATCATCCTCTGAGGGGCTCGCCTTGAAACCCTGTGATGAACAACAGTCCATCAAGAGCCTTCATCAAGCCGATCCGGTACGTCGGAGAAAGAACCTGGAGTCACGCATAAGCGATGAAGCTGCTGAGAAAGCGCAGCTGGATAAATCGGATCTATCCGCGGTCGAAGCCTATTGTTTGAAACAGGCGACTCGAACTTACAAAGAGAACCGACCCTCTCGCTACGAAGACTACAAGAAATGGTTCTTGACGCTCCCTCAAAGACAACAGATCTTTGTTAAACAACTTACGGGAGATTACAAGATTGATGAGACATTTGTGGAGAACGCACTCTCTCGCTTTCGGCGAGTTCAAATTCAGAAGAACATCGAATTTGATAGTGAGTTTCCTCGCAAAGTTGGTGGCTTGTCGCTATCCAACTATATCCCGCGTGTGCTAGGTGGGTTAGGTCTTATCCCACCGAGAGGTTTCCAGTACTCCGTTCTAGATGCAGCCTTTCTCCAGGTCTGCAAAGAAAACACTCAGTTGGCGCTTGATGCTGCCAAGCGCATCACACCGGCTCTGACTAGGAGCTCGATGATGAAGCGAATCTCTTCTACTGTCTCCAAGCTCTCTGACGAGCTTGGTCTACAATGGGAGATGGTCCCGATGTCAGAATGGGACGAGTGTCTAGAACGTTACGGGGAAGAAGAAAACCCCTTCAACCTCTCGACTATTCATGGCTTTGTCGGAGCACAAGTCGTCGTAACACAAGACGAGCGAGTACTCTGTTTCGATGAAGCCTTGGACCCTGATAATATCAAGGTTGTCAGGAAACTTCGACAACTAGCCAGAGAGCGCGAGGCGAGATTCATGAGAAAGGCGGTGGTATCCCAGAGGGGCTGGACATCAACAACGGTTCAGATCTACTGCAACAACATCAGCAGTGGATGTTGCGAGCTTATCGCCCGCTTCCCCCGATGCCGAGTTAAATAGAGGACAAACAAAGGGTCGAGATTCGAGTGTGAGTTAACCTCTCCGCCTATTCCTTCGGGATGAAATGGCGACTAAGTTAATAATTCAGACTGCGAATTGAGATTCTTCGGTGGTCTGCCCTACTGGGTAAAAGGAGTGCGAAAG